AGGATATCTACATAAAACGTATCAAGTTTTATGATTTGTTCTCTGTAAGTGATCTAAAATACGATCTAATTATATCAGCTCTTTTAAGTAAGACTGAAGATCCTAAAGTGATTACTGAATTAGCAGGAGCAAAATCAGACGCTTGAGAAGCTTGGGAAGAAATTTCTTCCAACTCTTCTAAATACGACCAAATAGTGTCCACATCTAATCCTTCTTCATCAAATTCGAAGGTATCTTTCACAGTTACTACTGTAGTATCCCATGATTCATGGATTCCATAATACAATGGCATCATAAGTGATTCAAGACTTTGACGCATAGGATCAGGATTAATCTTATCAGATTTACCATAATCAGGGACAAAGTCCTTAGGTAAGTCCCATAATGAATTAAAATACTCCTTAAATTCGTCTGGATTTCGAGGTAGGTCAGATTGTTTTATATTATCTGCCATTTTAATACCTAAATCCTTCAAGAAGTTTATTGCATCATCTACCATGATCAAATGTCCTGCTTTATTAAAAGCATTCGATGTTAACCATGACGATACCGAAGATAAATTACTAAACATCAAACCTGGATAGGATAATAAGAGCAATGCTCTTCTCATCCCTTTACCTAGTTTAGAATATTTAGTATTCATCCGAGATAACGCTTTGTAACCATGACCTAAGAACGACAATAATTCTGAAACTCTAGGAGTTCTAAAATTATTGATACGGTTAAATAACTGGAGAAGACCTCTAATGTCATATTTTGCTACAGCCATTTCACGAAAAGAAAGGCCAGATACATCTTGATATTTATAGAAGAATCTCTTCGCAAATTCAAGACTACCATTAGTAGAAAGAACAGATTTAGATAAATTAATCTCTATATCCCATTCTTTTGCTAACTGCAAATATGCCATTGCTACTTGTTTGTCGGCGATAACTAAGTCATCTCCTAAAACAACGTAGAACGAGAAGTCTCTCATATTACATCTAAGTGCAGCTATTCTAACCATTATATGGTGAGTAAGTGCTAGCATGGCCCAAGAAGACAAAGCTCCCATTGGCTGACCAGCAGCATACCGAACAGCACAAACATATTTATTTCCTTTTTTATCAGTTTCAATCTTAATATGATTTTCATCATAATTAGAAGGATCAATTCCTAAGCTCTTACATGATATCGCTTGAGGATCCCAATAAGGAATCCCTAACTGATACCATCTCTCAGTAAGCAATGATGCCCAAAGAGAGCCAATCTCCCGTTTATAACAGGTAGACATAATAGTAGCTTGAGCGGATACTGGAATACGATCAGTAGCAGCTGTTAAATCGAAAGAATAAACTTTCTTAATATCAGAAGCTCTTAATCGTTCCACAAATGTACTCAAAGTATGACCTTGGTCATGAGTCGCATCCTCAGGAATTAATCTAAGAAAACTAAATAATTGGTTATGAATAGGTTTTAGGGCCCATTGAGTAAACGCATCAACCATTGCAAACACTCTAATCTTTCCAGCTGGTTCAATTTTAAAACATAATTTTCCAAGATATTGATAATTCAGATTCATAGAAACTGTCTTACCGTAAGAAACAAAGTTACTTACATATCTGGACATAAATTTTGAAAAAGAAACAACTGAGAAGACTGGAGCAGCTGCATAACCGAAAGCATGACCTATTTCTAGGAAATACCGTCGTAGTTGAGGTTGTTCACCATAAGCCCAGCATGTTCCCAATATGGATAAAATAGAAGTAGACACAGATCTATCTTGTCGCTTAAAATCCTCAAATCCTCGCCAATCTGTTCTATCAGATCGCTTGAAGATATCACGAGATACACAGTTAGGCGATGAAGTATCAATCCAAAAGGGTTGAACTTTATTGTCATCTATATATACATTAAAATGGTTATAACCATATTGATGCATTAAAGATTCTGTAGCAGTCCGTAATTCTTTCCAATCAATATTAGCCTTAGAAGGTGTAATAATCGTTTTAATTTTAAGAGGTCCGATAAAATCGATAACCCGATAAAAACTAAACAATGTTAACCAAAGTCTAATATGGAAAGTGCTTCCTGATCGAATAAATTTTCGATGGATAGAAGGAATAATTCTAGGAATACCCTTACGGGTTCTAGAAACAGCCAATCCTAAAACTTGAGAGGAATCATGACGATTTCCCGCAAGGGCTTGCATTAGTAAACTAACACAAGCCTTAAGATATTTTGCTGTATAAGCAACTCCATTTTTCCGTGACATATTAT